TCAACGGCTGGGACCTGCGGCGCTGGATGATCACGGAAGCGTTCAGCCAGGGGAACGCCTATGTCTATCTGGCCCGTACCTACAGCGGCGAAGTGGCAGAACTGCTGCCGATCGACCGTGGCCGGATCACCATCGACTGGTCAGCCGACCCCTATCGCTACCTGCTGGACGGTCAGCCGATCGGCAGTAGCGACCTGCTCCACATCAAGTCCGGCTATTCGCGCTGGGCGCTGCTGGGCGAAAGCCCCCTAGACAAGTGCGCGATGCAGCTCGAACTGGTCGCGAACCTTGATGCCTGGGCGGCATCGATGGCGAGGACAGGCACGTCGCGTCGGCTCAGTTTCAAGTTCCCCACCCCGATCAGCGAAACGGCAAAGCAGTCTATCCTGGCGAGTTGGAAGGCGAAGCATGCGCGCAGCGGGGGCGCTGGGGAACCGCTGATCATTGACGGTGGCGGCAGCATCGAGGGCGTCAGTGGTACCGATGACCTGGCAGCCCTGACGGCTGCCCGTACCGCGGCAATGGGCGAAATCGCCCGCGCACTGAACGTCCCACTATCATTCCTGGCGGCCAGCGAAGCAGGCACCCAGATCACGCTCGATGCCCAGCGCGCGCTGGTGGACCAGACGCTGCGCCCCTGGGCGCGGCGGATCGAGGCGGAACTGCAGCAGAAACTGTTCCCCGGTTACCGCATCGAACACGACCTGCAGGAACTGCTGCGTGGGACGATGAAGGACACCGCGAAGGAACTGACGAAGCTGGTGGAGTCGGGAATCCTGACCCCCAACGATGCGCGCTGGTTCATCGGCATGCCCCCGGTGTCGGACCCGATCGCTGACCAGTTGCGCGTCCGGCTCGACACGACTGCCGGACAGGCGGATGCCGATCGCGAAGACGAAGAGAGCGAGTCACCCGATGCAGACTGAGCGGCGTTCCTATGCCATTCGTGCGGACGTGACCGGAAACACGGTCAGTGGTCTGGCTATCCCCTACGGCGCAGACAGCGAACCGCTGCCGTTCATCGAGCAGATCCAGCGCGGAGCGTTCTCCGCGGATCTGGGCGCGCGAAACGTCAGCCTGCTGGTGGAACACGACGGTGGCAGAGTGCTAGCCGACACTCGATCCAGCACGCTGTCGCTGGAGGAAACCGACGAAGGCGTTCGGTTCGCTGCGCGACTGCCGGATACCCGCGACGGGCAGGACATGCGCGTCCTGCTCCGAGACGGCATCTACCAAAACATGAGTTTCGGCTTTTTGGCCGACGAAGACGAATGGCGCGACGGCAAGCGATTCGTGACCCGCGCGCGCCTGTTTGAGGTGTCCCTAGTTCATAGCCCGGCTTACGCCACGACCGCAGCCAGCGTCCGGAGCTTCGCACAACAGAACGCCCTGGTGGGGCGTTTTCTACGGCTGCGGTTAGGAGAACTGAAGCGATGGACGTGAAGACCCTGACTGAAAAGCGCGCGCAGCTCGTCGCTGACGCCGAGCGTTACGCCACGGAAGCCAGCCCACAGGCTGTGCAGGCGTTCGATGCTGTGGAGGAAGAAATCCGCGCCATCGACGGCCAGTTGTCGAGCCTGTCGGTGCGCAGTCGGTTGGACGCTGTCAAGGCGGCCGGAAACCAGGTTCTGCGCCCTGAAACCCGCGCTGGCACTCGCACGACCGTGCAGGACCTTGCCCGGCAGATTCAGCGCCGTGACACCACGCCGCTCGATCTTGACATGCGCACGCTGCTGACTGTCGCGACGGCTGCGACGGCTGGCAATACGACCGTCACCCAGCAGACTGGCGAGTTCGTCAAGTGGTTGGATTGGGATAACCCGGTCCGCATGCTGGCTACTGTCCAGTCGTTCCCGACCAACCTCGATCTTCCCGTGATCGATGCGAAGATGACCGCTTCCTACGTTGCGGAATCGACCCAGGCAACGGCGAACAATTACCCCGAAAGCAATTTCACCACGATCAAGAAAGCGTTCACGGCCCACAAGACCGCGGCGTATACCGACATCACCGAAGAACTGCTGAATGACTCGATCGTTGACATCGCTGCTGAAATCGTGATCGATCACGCGCGCGCCCACGGCAAGGCGCGTGCCGACAAGCACATCGTCGGCAACGGATCCGGCCAGGAAGAGGGGATCGCTATCCCTGGCAATTGGGACACCGCCAACGTGGTCAAGACTGGCGCCGTCGGTACTGAAGCAGATTTCGATGACATCATCACGCTGTACTCGAAGATCAAGCCTGGATACCAGCAGAACGGCAGCTGGGTAATGAACGCCAACACCTGGGCGACCCTGCTGAAGATCCGTGACGCTGGCGCGACCGGGAAGTACCTGTACGACGGCATGCAGGGCATGCTGCTGCAGGACGGCAGCACTGGCCGCCTGATGGGGCGTCCCGTCTACATCAGCGAGTTCATGCCCGACGCGGGTGCGCAGGCCAGCACGGCGATCTTCTTCGGCGACCTCAGCCGCGGCTACCGCATCGTGGACCGCACCCAGGTGACGTTCCGTGTGGATCCCTACACCGTCGGCCTGGCGGGCAAGGTCCGCTACCTGTCGATGATGCGCTCCGACGGGAAGATCGTCGACAAGTACGCAGGTGGCGTGATCCGTCGCGAGGCCTGATCTGACTCCATTCCGCAGGGCTGGGGGGTCAAACCCCCAGCCCTGTTCTAGGTGACACAATGCCAGCAGCCATCAGCCTAGCCAATTTCAAGGCGCATGCGCGGATCTATCACAGCGCTGATGATTCGTACATCACGTCGATTCTGCTGCCTGCTGCTATCGAAGCGTGGGAGCGCGCTACTGGCGTTTCAGCTCAGATCGCTAATCGCACTGCGAAGTTGAGCGAAGAGGGGGACGTGCCGTTCTATCCCTACCCGCAGCCTGTTACGCCACTAAGTCCGTTCTTCACCGAGGATGGCAGCGCCACCCTTGAAGTTCCCGAAATTCATTACGAAGGTCAACGGCAGGTTCTGATCATTCCTGAAGGTGCTGCGCGCCCCGTATCTATCGGCTGGTCTACTGGAGAGTCAACGGAAGCAGTTTTGCCAGTGCTGGAACTGGCGACACGGCTCTACGCTGACCGCGGTGACAGCACCAGCGCCATCGAGGGCAAGGCAGCACAGATGCTGGTGGCCCTGATGCACGAAAGGCCTGTGGTATGACGCCGCGTGGCATGTTCCGGCACCAGTTCGCCGTGCAGAACTACGCCACCAGCGTCGATTCATACGGGCAGTCGACGAAGACCTGGACTACGGCAGCGACCGTGCTGGGCCATATCGAGGCCGCCGACCCTTCACAGCTCGAAACCGTTGACGTCGCCCGTGGCGAAATTACCTACCGGATCGCCCTGCCCTGGCTGGATTCGGTGACCACGAAGTCCAGACTGCTGCTGCAGGAAACGGGGAAGTCGGATCGAGTGCTGGAGGTGATGGGAGTCAACGATGTCGGCCTGCGTCGGATCGAGCTAAACATTGAGGCGCGGGAAATCATCGAATGAACCCCGTCCACCAGCGAAACCTGGCCGCCTACTTCGATCGGCAGGTCGGCAAGATGGCTGTGGCTACCGAATTCGGACTGCTGGCGAACGCCGATTCAGACCCGCGATTCATCGAGCAGGTCAGGCGTATGGACTATGTCCTGCGGCACCTGCCCCTGAACGTCGGCAGGAACCTGGCGAAGCGGCTGGGACGCAAGGTGATGAAACCAGCGGCAGCGCTGTATAAGCAGTTGTGGCTGGCCGAGCGCCCGAAGCGGCCCACAAACAAGGTCCGTAAGGACATCGCCCGAGCCATCATCCACAGCGCCGACGTGCGCGCTGGTCTGATCGTCGCCACCACGGGCGTCAAGGTCAACCGTGCGTACCGCGCCAGGCTGGCCGGACCCCTTAACAAGCTGTACTGGAAGACGCAGGAAAAAATGGCTGCAAAGTTCCCTCGATCGCGTTTCGAAAGCGAATTCGCTGACGCCATCGAAGAAACGTTCGCCATCGAATGCCGGAAGAAAGGAATCCGGGTAAAGGGATGACCATCGAGCAGGCGCTATTTGCACGTCTGGACGCCCAGGTGGCTGCTGTCGGGAACCGAATTAGCCCCGAATGGCGACGCGAGGGGACGACCCTGCCAGCGCTGGTTTACAGCGTTGATTCGCGCGAACCAGTCCGATCGTTTTCTGGTTCGGAAGACCTGCATTCGTTTGCCATCACGGTCACCACGATCGCTGACACAATGAGCAGCGCCCGCAGCGTGGCCGATGCCGTGCGCGCAGCGCTGGACACGAACACTGCATACACGTCAAGTGGCACCACTGTCGCGTGCGGCTATCTGACGAGTGAGGACGTAGAACGCATCGAGGATGGTTCGGGGGATGATGACGGACCCCGAGCCATTCAGCAGGGTTACACCGTCTGGGCTACTGGAGGCTGACTATGGCTGCGAAACTGACGAACGGGACCACGATTTTCTTCGGCACTACCGAAGCGCTGGCGACTAATTGCCGCATCACGTCGGCAAAAAATGCGGTGGACGTCACCCAAATCAACGCAGCGGTGACCAGCGCTATCGCTGGCCGCCCAACGGTGACTGGATCGGCCACCATTTTCAGCAGTCATTCAGTGGGGCTGACGCTGGCGCATAAGTTCAGCGAAGCAACCCCCGGCGGTGCGGCCATCGATGTCGCCATCACTAGCCCGAACACGGGACTGGTCTACGATGGCAGCGCAGTCATCACTGGGTTCAATCCCAGTTGGGATAACGATGCCGTGATGACCGCTGAAGTCACCTGGCAGTACACTGGAACCCTGACCGTTACCCGGCCTGCCACATGATCTGGCGAACCCTCACTGAAGGCATCGAGCAGTACCCACTGCTGGTGGAAGTTCGGTCGATCACGGTCGCGGAATACCGCGAACTGGACGCCCTAGGCGAGTACGAAAAGCAGGACTGGATCCTGCGCCACTGCGCGCGCCTGGACGGGCAGCCAGTCACACCCAGCATGATCGACATGCACCTGGGCGCTGCCATCATCCAGGGGGTGATGCGAAACCCCTGGTCTGGTCATCAGCCGAACGCATCGAGCGGCTGCTGACCATTCTGGTCCTATCGATGGTCAAGGGCGACCCCGGGAAAATCGCGCCCTGGACAGTGAAGCCCGGCGACTGGGAAACTGAGCTGCAGAAGGTGATCAATGGCTAAGACAGCAATCGTTAGAGTCGGTGTCGAGGCAGATCCCAGCGGTCTGGGTTCTGTCCGTGGGCAGGTCAATCGCAGCCTGAACACGATGGCTGCCCAGTTCGGCACCATTCGCGGCCTGATGACTTCAGCGATGGCGCTGCCAGCCATCGGCATGCTGACGTCCATTGTGGAGGCACGGTCTGAGGCCCGGGATATGGCGAAGGATCTGATGATGCCATTCAGCCAGGCACTGCAGGGGGCGAAAGCCTATGACGTCGGCAGGCGGCTGGACGTCGGCCAGCAGATGACCGCGCTGGGGCTCGATGAATTCCTGGCACGTTCCGAGCAGCGGAAAACGGAAGTGGACATCGCGAAGGGGCTGCAGGCGCAGCCCACGGGAGACGCCGAAAAGGCGTTCGGCAGCATCTGGGAACTGATTAAGCAGACGCCAGCCATCATCGGGAACGCATTCGACGTGGCGTTTCAAGACATCGGGCAGGGCATCTACTCAGACGAGGATCAGGCGAAACTGGCCCGGCTGGAATTCGATACGGCACTGGCGCTGGGCACGGGGCAGACCGATCAGCTGTATCAATTGAACCAGCAGATGCTGATGGTCCTGAAGAGCATCGAGCAGAAATCGAGGAACCCGTAATGGCCTGGCAAGTGATCGAGCAGGGTAAGGATCAGTCACTAGTCGTGTCGCGAGAAATGGACACCAGCACGTTCACCCGTACGTTCATCGTGTTCAATGATGATGCGGCCTACGCTGGCACCACTGAGAGCAGCTGGAACGTCTACCTGTCGGTGCGTTCTGCCACTACCACGCCCTGGAACAAAATCGAAAAGGTCGGGGAACGCATCGCGGCGGGGTCTAGTGACGCCCTGAAGGCGCAGTTCATCGTTTCCGATCTGACGGTTACCCCGCACGCCGACAGGGCTAATACCTACATCGTCAGGCAGACCAGCAAGGCACCACTGATCGCTGGGCAGGCGTACCGCGGCACGAAAATCACCCAGCAGACCCGCCTGCGGTCCGTGCAGGCGTGGATGTCGCCAACCGCCTTCCCGACGTTCGGTGACGTTGACCCCTGGAACACGACGCCATTCATCACTGGCACCATCTACAACATAAGTGGCAACCCGTTTACGCTGAATATTCCCCAGACGATCTACACCGTGGAATTCCCCGTCCATCGTCCGGCTGATGACATCGGATACACCGCTGGCCTGCCGATGAGTCAGTTCATCGGGAACGTCGGGAAGCGGAATGATGGCGACTGGCTGGAGGTCGGTGATGCTGGGAGGTTCCTGTTCGCCGCTGCCGAGCAGCGTCAGATCACTGAGCAGGTATCGGCGTTTGTGCATACGTTCATCTACGACCCCTGGTACCACCTAGAGCAGGTGATGATCAGGCTGCAGACTGGAGAACCGCAGCTAGACACGTCATTCAACGTCGGTGCATCGCCATCTACCCCGATCGCGCAGCGCGGTACATCGAAGGTGATCTGGAGGCAGCCTTACGTCGGCAAGGTCGCATTCGATGGCACGATGAACGTGCTGCCCCCTGGCATCGAAGCCCTGTTCATCACCCCAGCACCCACCTGGTAATGTTCTCCGAACCCTTCCTATACGGTTTCAACGGCATCGACTCCACCAGCCTGAACCGGATGGTGGAGGCTGGGCGATTCGTCTACGCCAATTCGGTGCGGTTGAACGAATTGGTGAACGGGCAGGATGATTCGCGCCTGACCGGACTGCTGACGAAGGTGACATCGAGCAGCCTCATCGGCGGGGCATCGAATCGGTGGGTGTATACGGTTCAGTCCGTCCTGCCGCAGGATCAGTTGGCCGGGGCGACCTCCCCGACGGGCAGCACATTCAATGCGGAAACGGCATACAACCTTGCGGAATTCGAGAACACTGCGTCAACGGCTGGCGGCATCAATGCGACCCGTGCGAATGGGCTGGGATTCAGCATGCTCCCGATACCGACTGGCACGCTGGTCATCACGTTCTACATGAAGCACAGCACGGGTGGTCAGGTTCTGGTTTTCAGCCGATCTAACCCCTGGGACGGGGAATGCCCTACTGGCGGGTCATTCGTGCAGACCATTGATGGTGGCGTATATGGGGGGTCCTAATGGCTGACATCATCCGACACAAGCGGTCAGACGTCTCAGGGGTTGCCCCGTCAACGGGGGAACTGTCAGCAGGTGAACTGGCTATCAATACTGATGACGGCAATATCTACGCTGAGGATTCCGCGGGAAGCGTCGTGTTCCGCTGGTCGCGCGTACCGGATGGCGGAACTGCTGGGTTAGTCCTGCAATATGGCGACGCCATCGGAAACGTCTGGGTAGACAAGTCTTTTCACTGCCCCAGGCTGCCTGCCGACGGCATCGACGCGTCTACGGGATCGACCGCACGCATCTATTCGATGCCGTTGAATGCGCAATCGTGCGCTGGCGGAGGGACTCCGACGGCTAATCGAGCCTATTACAGCCTTTACTACATACCGCATAAGGTCGATATCAAGACCGTTGCCAGCCAGACGTACGGGACTACTGGCGGCAATGTCAAGTTTGCCATTTACAAGCCCGACGGAACCGACGGAAGACCTAGTACCCGTCTGTACGCCAGCGCGGCGATCGCTACTGGCGGCGGCTACGGTTACAACGCGGCCACGGGAACGCCGCTGGTGACGCTTGCGCCCGGTCTGTATTGGGTGGCCGTTATCTATTCGACGGCGACAGGATCGTTTGGCCGGATTAGTGCGCGGGCGTCTAGTCCGCTAGGCGTGTTCGACACCGCGGCCAACGACTGCGTAACCGGGCTCTACGCGGACATCGGCTCCCACGATCTCGCCAATCCTGCCCCAACGACATTCCGATACAACGAAGGAACGGCGCTCCAGTTCGTTGCACTCATCTCTGCGTACTGACATGCCAAAAACGTACCTACATCATCCAGACGGCAGCGTGACGGTTGAAGACACTAGGAATCCCGTCGAGGTCTACGCTCAGCAGCTTGACAGGCTACGGTCAGCCTGCACGGCGTCCATCCTGGCTGTCGCGCCCGAGCACACCCAGCGCAACGCGGCGCTGGGCATCGTGGCGGCCGAGCCGGTCGTGGCTGACATCACGGCCAGGAGAGACCAATACCACCTTCTCGCTGCCAGTCTGCAGGCGGCATTTGATGGCGTGGGGACCGACGCACAGCGGTGCGATGCGATGGAGGAAGTGCAGTGGCAAGAAACCTGATGTGTCTGGCCGTCGTGGCTAGCGTCTGGTTCGGTTGCAAGGGCCCGAGCAGCCAGATCGCCAGCAGCAGCAACCAGGTACGCAGGCTGGCGCATTCGAGCGGCCAGCGGTTCGATCGCATCGCTACTGAGGCTGATGCGCCCACCCCCAGTCTCCCGGTGATTAAGGGCGAAGCGGTAGAGGGCAGGATCGAGCAGGACCGTATCCTGTCGGCTGTGGACACCATCTACCTAGCGCTCACCGGAGTCGAGGATGAGGTCCCCTGGTGGGTAGCGCCGCTGGTCTGGATCTGCATCGCCCTGGCGATTCTGGGCGTGGGTTTCCTCATCTGGCATACGGGGCTGGGAAAGTTCATCAAGGGCGTTCTGGGCATCGTGACGCCCACCGAGCGCCGAGCGGCTGAACTGACGGCCAGCCTGATCGACTTGACGCCCGAGCAGGCAGTAGCGGCGGTGGCCGAGCTGCGCCGGGCCGACCCGACGTTTGATGCTGCGTTCCGGCGCGCAGCGCCAATTCGCACCCCGAGCCGGACTAAGAAAGGAACGTGATATGGCAAGTTTCGTAGGCGGAATTTGGTTCGGTCTGATGCTGGGACTGGCTGGTGTCATCGCGGGGTATTACGTTGCGAAGTCGAAGAAATTCTGATGCATAACCAGCGGGTCTGTTGCTGTGACGGGGTAGAACCAGCGCAGTGCTGCGCTGACTACCCCGTCTACTGCTTCGATGGCGATACCTGCGAAGGTGGCTGCTGGTACGCGCAGTACCGCACTGGCGTATTCGTCAACAGCCAGATCGAGTGGACCAACGGCGTGACCAGTCTGACGTTGTCCTACGTTGGCAGCACGCAGGCGATCGACCCAGCGACGAATGATGCGTTCTGTGGGTTCCCCGATCCACAGCAGTACCCGTACCCAGCCCCAGCGCCTGGGCTGCCCCCGACCCCAGTTTTCCCGAATAACTACAGCGTTCCCATTTTCGCGGTCAACGATCCCACCAACGGGTACTGCGAACTGGTCTACCCCATTTTCAATAAGGATCTATCGCTGTGCTGGGCAGCCGTTCTGGGCTTCGAGGTCCGCGGCGCGACCCTGATCCAGAAACTGCTGGCGACGTGGGGAACCAGCCCGAACAACCTGACCGGATGCGCCGACGGCACTGGGCAGCACTGGTACCTGACTGGCGCTGGCACGCTGCGCTATTTCGCCGATATGGGTCGATGGAAGTCCCGCGGAACGGGGTACGGCCCTGCATACCAGAAACCGTTTCACATTCAGGACATCGTCGAGTGCAGTAACGCCGACGTCGGCACGTTCGAATGCATTGATTGGTGCAAGGAAAACGGGCGCTGCGCGCCCGAGTGCCGATGCAACCACAGTTGGCCGGAAGACCCGACGTGCTGTAAGGATCTGATCTGCGAATTCGATCTGCAGCTCAAACTGCCCTGCGGTGAACAGACCATCAATTGCGAAGCCACGTTCAGGACGGACTGGCTGCCACCCACCTGTGATCCGGTCGCGCCGATCCCTAGGCTGAACGGTGGCAGTCATTTTCCGCTGTCCGATCCCAACCTGCCTGGCGGCAGTTGGAGTCTGACTGAAGTGGTGACGGGCGACGGTCAATGTTGTCCCGTGGATGCTGGGGCTAGCACGTTCACGCCGCCAGACGTTGCAGCCATCAAGGTGGGATGCAACCTAGTCCTGGCTGACATATTTGACCCCTGCGACCCGATCACGACCCAGACCTGGGATATGGTCGCGGCGATCACGATGGGCGCGACCGTGTTTTCCGCTGAATGCCCGGGAACGTTTCTAGTCTCATCCACCATTTACCTAGGCGTTAGGTTCCGTAGCTGCGGCGACGGATGCTGCCTGGAGGATATGGACGTGGACGAAATCTATTGGCTGGACTTCCTGACCGTTCCCGGTCAGTGCCAGTGGCGCACTGCGTCAGGCTCGATCACGTTCCGGAAGAGGCCCGGTCTATGCTGAGGACCTACACACTGGAGCAGCCCGACGGGCGCCAGGACATCTACCGAGTGGAAGTCATCGACGGCAAGCCTGTCATCGGTGACCTAATCAAGGTCATCGAGCCGATGGCTGGGCTGGGCGATGCCGTGGCTAAGGTGACGAAGGCGCTGGGGTTTACCCCGTGCGGGGGCTGCGAACGCCGACGGCAGGCGCTAAACAGAATCGTGCCGTTTCACGATAAAGGTGCCGCGGACCTATAGACAGGTCCACAGAACGCCGATATGAAACGCATGCCGGGAATAACCCCGGCCAGAAAAGGAAACGGAATGGACGAACAATCTGAATTGGCTGACGATGGTTTCCCCCTGTCCGATATCGACCCCCAGACGGGGTGGCAGTACGGGGAGGTGGGGGCATGAGCATCCAGCACAGCGAGACAACGGGGGCGCTAGCGAAAGCCCTGGCAGCGGCTCAGCGTGAAATTGGCATCGCAGTCAAGGATGCGCTGAACCCCCATTTCAGATCGAAGTACGCCGACCTTCAATCGGTGGACGAAGCCTGCCGTCCAGCCCTGTCTAAGTACGGGATATCCATCGTGCAAGCGCCCGGGTACTGCGATGGGGTGGTGTCACTGACCACTAGGCTGATGCATGCCGATTCGGGCGAATGGATTCAATCGACGCTGCATATTCCCCCCAGCAAGCATGATGCCCAGGGCATCGTCAGTGCTACCACCTATGCCAGGCGATGCGCCCTGGCGGCGATGGCTGCCGTGCCTGCTGGAGTTGACGACGACGGAGAAACTGCGGTAGGGCGGGGTGCTTCCCTCACCCCGCCCCCGCAGCCGCCCCAGCCCCCCGTTTCCGTGGCTGTCCCGTCCAGTGAGGAGGCGAACCTTCCCCTGGACTGGGACGGCCCGATTCCCGTGGTTCAAGGAATTCCGAAACCCATTTTCAAGGTGCTGGGGCCGCGACCGAGCAGCCCCACGGCGATTCATTGTGAGGACTGCTACGGACGCATCAGCAGCCTCGATCAGGTGATGGGGGGCGCTAGCCCCCGGGTGACGCTGGTGCTGGAGTCCGGCGGCCTGTTCGTGAACTTCAGCATGTTCGGCACCTGGTCCTACCCGGCCAAAAAGGGGGACTGGATCGAGGTATGCGGCATCACGAAGCGCGGCAAGTACCTGAATTTCAAGTCAATCCGCGCCGCGCGCGCCCCTGAGGGATTCAAGGAAGGGAGCGACCCCAGTGACATTCCATTCTGAGGATGCGCCCACCTGGGGCGACAATTGGCAGGCACTGTGCCGGGCATTCCCTGGGCTAATCCGCGCGCCGCAGGCCCAGCAGCAGGGGTTCCACGATCGGTTCAGCAAGCTAAACCAGCACCTGGTGGCGCAGGCGATCGAGCGTGCCCGGGAAGCGAAGTCCGGCAGCATGATCACGGTGGAGTACCTGGCGAAGGGGTACCAGCGGCTAGTCCCTCGATATGACACCGAGCAGCCCACGATGGCTGCCCGGATCGTCGGCTGGTGGGCTATGGAGCCACGGGGGACCGGGAGGGCTCACGGCCCCTACCGGACGCTGGAGGCTGCCACGAAGGTCGCTAGGGGCATTCCCGGGGCTGTGGTGAAGTCCTGCTGGGTGAAGCCAGGGGACGGGAGTTGGTTCGGGGAGCAGGAAGGCGACGTCCTGCCGATCGAGGTCCAGCGCCAGGCGATGGCGCACATCGAGGCGCTGTCGATCGCCCTGCCCAGGCTGAACAGCAAGTCCGACCAATGGGACATCAGCGAACCCAGCGTCTACGCTGAGGCTGTCGCGACCATTCTGGATGGAATTGCCCGCCCCCCCCTAGAACCCCCCCATCAGGGGGGTCACGCGCGCGAGGACCGCGCTAGCACTAGCGAAGCGTCGTGCCGCAGCACGCGTGATACCCACCCGGAAGGGGGTTTGTCAACCCCCCCCTATGCAGTTCGAACCGTCAACGGAATGAAATTGCCCGTTCATCGACTCCCTGAGTCACTACTGAAGCAATTTGAAGAAGCGCTCGATCGTCGGGATGACGGATCGCCCTTAGGGGCGACCGCACCCGGCGCTCTCGCTGAGGAGGAAACGGAATGAAAGACATTTCTGCGAAGCTGCGCGACTGGGCAGCGACGATATGCACGTCTAGAAACGATCTAGTGCCAGGCGGTAAGGCACGGCTGATGCTGGATGCAGCAGCGAAGATCGATGAATTGGAGGGGCTGCTTGCATCGTCCATTGTGCGCGAACGCATGATGGCACTGGAAACGAAGCGCCTGCGCGCGAAGCTGACCGAGTACGAAGAGGATGCGATCGCGGACGATCTGATCAGGGGCGAGGGATGACCGAGCGCCCCGTCTACGAACAGGAACAGGACGTCCAGAACGCCCTGCAGGCGGTTCAGGTCGCAAACAAGGCACTGCAGGCCCGAGCAGTCCCCCTGCCCAGGTTTCACGTCGCGGATTACGTCATGTACCGCGGCGCTCAGCCGATCTGGTTCATCGAAGTCAAGTGCAGGAACGTCCCCCACTGGCAGTATTCGTCCGTGATGCTGTTCGAACGCAAGTGGAGCGGCCTGCGCGCCCTGGCTACCGAGCAGAAACTAGCGGTGGGGCTATGGGTGCGATGGACCGATGACATCTATGGTCTGTGTCGGCTCGATGTCCTGGCGGATCGGCCACCCATTCACCTGAACGGGCGCACAGATCGAGGTGATCCAGCGGACGTTCAGCCATCAGTGAATATCGATCTACGGCATTTCTCGCTGTACACCGAGTCCGGCAGTCTCATTTCAGGGGGTATCAATGGGTAGGGCGCAACGAGCGAAGGGGGCGCGTGGTGAACTGGAAGCAGCCGAGCAGCTACGGAAGGTGATGGGCCTCAAGGCCGAGCGATCGGCCAGAAATGGCGTCAAGGGCGCTGGTGATCTGGTCACCAACCTGGCAGGCTGGCGGATCGAGGTCAAGCGTTACGCCAGGCTGACTATCGAAAGCAAGTTCCAGAAGGT